TTTAATGAAAGTAAACGAATCACTTTGGGAAGCATTAAAAAATACAATTGAAATGCATACAGAACAAGACCCTAACATAACAGATGTGTTAATTAACTACCAAGTAAAAGAATCAAATGGAGTTAAAAATATAATAAAGTTAAATGCAACTTTAGAGTAAATTAATAATAATTAAATAAATAAAAATGGAAAAATTAAGAAAAATTCAAGCAGAATTAAAAGCACCAAAAAACCAAAGGAACAATTTTGGAAAGTACAACTATCGAAGTTGTGAAGATATCCTAGAAGCAGTTAAACCTCTACTGGATAAACACAAATGTACATTAACAATCTCTGACGAAGTAAGAGAAGTATGTGGTGTATTGTTTGTTGAAGCAATAGTATTTATATCTGATGGTAAAGATTCAGTACATACTAAAGCACAAGCTGGTATAGACCCAAATAGAAAAGGAATGGATATAGCACAAAGTTTTGGTAGTAGTTCATCTTATGCACGTAAGTATGCCTTAAATGGTTTATTTTTGATTGATGATACAAAAGATGCAGATTCTACAAACACACACGGAAAAGGTGCTAAATCAACTGAAAAGAGTTGGTTAAACAAAGGTACTGCTGAATTTAAGAAAGTACAGACATACTTAAAAGGTGGAGGAAACATTTCTAAAGTTGAAGAAAAGTACAGAGTATCAAAAGAAGTAAAAGAACTATTAACTAAATAAATATGAATGACTTTGAATTAAGACCAACAGACAAGAAAGACCATTACAGATTCTTTATCAATGGAGTAGATGTAACTGGCGAACAAGAAAGAAGCACTTTTAGACATATTATAGAAGTGATAGACAATAAAATTACAACTGGATTATAAATTAAAATTAAAATTATGAGTGCAAAAAAACCTTACTTATTAGGAGACGTTGAGTTACAACTTGACACAATTAAAAAACTTTCTCAGTATTTTGAGAACATCTTAACTTACAATGCAAAAAGAGAATTAGTTGCAAAGAAAGGAGAAGATGGAAAAGAGTTAAAGAAGCTGAAGTTAAACTTTTCTATTTTTGAAGAAGGTAACTTTGGACAAAATGTTTCTTTTACTATTCCTCAAACAAAAGAACAGAGAGAGAATGGAGAAAAGAAAAAGTATGTTGCTAATGGTAAAATCTATTATGCATCAGATGACTTACAATCTTTTGTTCAAAAGTCAGAAGCAAAGGTAGAAAAAGCAACACCAGTTGCAGCAGATGATTTGCCATTTTAGTTATATTGGGAGGTGTAAAAACCTCCTTTTTTTTCATTATGTGGAACTATAAAGGACAAAGAATAAAATCAAGAGAAGATTTACCAGCAGATGCAGTTGGGTTTGTTTACAGAATACTTAACAGACGAACTGAACAAGTTTATATTGGTAAAAAGATATTGCTTAATAAACGTACTAGACCACCTTTAAAGGGATATAAAAGAAAAAGGGTAGATTACATTGAAAGTAACTGGATCAAGTACACTGGAAGCAATGCGGAAAGTAAAAAATGGAATATAGAAGATTGTTACAGAGAAATTATATACATTTGCTACAACAAGACAATGATGAGCTATTATGAAACCAAGCTACAATTTACAGAAAACGTTTTAGAAAATGATAAATTCTTAAATGATAATGTACTTGGTAAATATTATAAAACAAAAATACAGAAATACATAGATGACGCAAAAAATAAAAATGCAAGATGATGAAACAAAAAGAATGTTTATGCAACTTATGGAGGATGATGCCTATGTTGATATTAGTAAAGATGTTAAGTATCCACCAGTTGCAATAAGTTGTGGTACTTACAATGATATAAATCATAATGGAGATGTTGTAGAATATCATATACCAATTGGTACTTATGGTAATTTTAGCTTTATACAAGCACCTCCAAAATCAATGAAGTCTTTTTTTTCTAGTTTACTTGTATCAGCGTACCAAAGTGATACAAATAAATATAGTGGCTTATTAAAAGGACATAGAAAAGGCAGAAAGATAATTCATTTTGATACAGAGCAGGGAAAATTTCATTGTCAAAAACTATTTCGTCGTCCCGTCATAATGAATAACATGCCAGATGATAATAATTATTATACTTATGCTTTAAGAACAATGAGTTATAAAGATAGAGTTGATTTTATTGATTACATCTTAAATGACAAGTTAGAAGGTAAAGATATTGGTTTAGTTATAATTGATGGTATTGCAGATTTAGTTGCTGATGTAAATAATTTAGAACAATGTAATGAAGCTATACAAAAGTTAATGAGTTGGACAGATGAGCTGCAATGCCATATAGTTACAATTATACACAGTAATTATGGCTCAGACAAGCCAACTGGGCATTTGGGGTCTTTCCTCGAGAAAAAAGCAGAAACACAAATTAAGTTAGAAAAGAATGGAGTTAATCAAGGATGGATAACTGTTGAATGTAAAAGAAGTAGAAACAGAGGTTTTGAAACTTTCAGCTTTACAATAAATGAAAATGGTTTACCAGAATTTGTAGACAACGATTATGATTTGTAAATAAAAATTATTATATTGTAAAAAAAATATTTAAATAATGATAAAAAAGATAAAAGACCCTATTATTAAAAAAGTAATTAATAAAATTATTGGGCGTTCAGAAGTAGGTTTTAAAAAGTATGGTACAACATTAAAAGACGACCCTGCCGATTTTGATAGTTGGTTAAATCATTTGCAAGAAGAATTAATGGATGCAGTTAATTATATTGAAAGAGCTAGATTTGAACTTAAAGAAAAAAAATGCAATTGTGATGAATAATTTTGAAAAAAAATATAAAAGTATATTATTAAATGCTTTTAAAAATGGGACAAATAGAAACGACCGAACTAAAGTAGGGAGTAAATCTTTATTTAATCAATCGCTTTCTTGGAATTTAAACGATGGTTTTCCAATGATTACTGGCCGTAAAATATATCAAAAAGTATTTAATACAGAGTTTGATTGGTTTATTAATGGCGAAACAAACATTAAAAGATTTAAAGATAATAATGTAAAAATATGGGATGCTTGGGCAGATGAAGAAGGAGAGTTAGGGAAAGTTTATGGTTATCAAATGTTAAACTTTAATAGTCAATCAATTAATCAATTAGAAGCTGTTATAAACTCTTTAAACAATAATAAAGATAGTAGAAGGCATATTATATCCTTATGGAATCCAAGCGAATTAGAAGAGATGGCATTACCTCCTTGTTATTTATATTTTCAATTTTTTGTAGATACTAATGATAATTTAAATATGTTTGTATTACAAAGGTCAGGAGATTTATTTTTAGGAATACCTTATGATGTTGCGTTATTTTCAAAATTACTTTTATATATAAGTGAAAAGACTAAGTTAAAAGCAAATAGAATTGATTTACAAATTGTAGATGCTCATATATATAACAATCAAACTGAATCAATTTTGAATTATTTAAAAACTAAAGTATATAAATTACCTTCCTATAAATACAATAACAAAAAATTAACAATTAAAAATTATAAATTTGATAAATTAATAACTGCTCCAGTAGCTGTATAAAAATTAAAATAAATTATGTATTATGTATATTATATTAAAGGAATAAAAATAGGTTGCACAAAAAATCTAAAAAAAAGAGTAGAACAAGAGCAAGGCTATAAAGATTATACTATTTTATTTAAAAGTAAAGATATTAAAAAAGCATCTAATGCAGAAAGATATTTTCAAGAACAGCTTGGGTATAAAGTTGATTTAAATACTTATGAAAATTTAACTAATAATAAAACAAAAACAAAAAAAATGATTAAAAAAACAAACCACACAGTAACATTTAAAGTAGAAAAAAGTAATATTAATAAAGAGTTTTTATTAAATCTTGGTGTTATAAATGATTTAAACGGAAGAGATATAATTATATGTGAAGAATTATCTGATTGGATTTTAAAAAATTTAAAAAAATCACAATTTAATAATGAAATGTTTATATATAATCAATCATTAATAAATGCATACGATTTTTTAATTGAAAATAAAGAATTAGAAAATTTAAATATATTTGATTTAATCAGACAATGGGCAGAAGATAAAGGTATATATAAATCAGGAGATGCTAGAACTCAATATGTAAAACTTATGGAAGAGGCGGGTGAATTAGCTCAAGCTATATTGAAAAATGATGAGCCTGAAGTTATAGATGCTATTGGGGATATGGTTGTTGTATTAACTAACTTAGCAAAGTTAAGGGGACATAACATAGAGGATTGTATTAAGTCAGCTTATGATGTAATTAAATCAAGACAAGGTAAAATGATTAACGGAACATTTGTAAAAAACAACTAATGGAAGAAATAAAACTACTTAATGATGAGATATTTAAAAAAGAAGATATCTTAAAAAAAATGATGAATGATGAATTTTACTATGGTTATCTTGGTAAAAATGCATTATCAAGTTCAGCATCAAAAAAACTTTTAGATTCTCCTTATGCTTATTATCGTTCATTAACAGAAAAGCAAACAAATGTACAAGCATTAAGAGATGGGCAATTGATACATCTTATGGTACTTGAACCAGAAAAGGTAGAATACCTAACTTTTACAGAAGGTACAAAAGCATCAAAGCAATATAAACTTGCAGTACAAGAGCTTGGCTCACACAACGTATTTACAAACTCAGAATATCATAAAGCTAAAAAGATATCAGAAAGGGTAAGAAGTGTAACTGATGTAAAAAACATACTGGAGGGTGCAAGATTTGAAATACCAGCAATTGATACCTATAATGATTTAGCATTTAGAGGTAAAGCAGATATACTTAAAGACGGTGTTGTAATAGATTTAAAAACAACTGCTGATATAAAATCATTTGAAAGGTCTGCACATCACTTTTCTTATGACTTACAAGCTGCATTGTATTTAGAATTGTTTGGAGCATTTGACTTTGAATTTGTTGTAGTTGATAAAAGTACACTTGATGTTGGTATCTTTAAATGTTCTGATAAATTTATTGATAGTGGTAAAAGAAAACTTGACATTGCAACAGAAAGATACTATGACTACCTACAAACAGAAAATATAGAAGATTATGTTACAAGAGGAACTTTGTAGAAATCAAGAGAAGATAGCTTACAAAAGTTGTATTGATAGTTACTTTAGCAGTAGAGATAAAAAAGATATAATGGAATACTGGATGCAACTATTTAAACAAAAAAGGTTTTGTGAAGCAAAGGGAGTAGAAAAAGCATTAGAACTAATTGACATATACGAGGACTTAAA